TTACACGGTGGGCGGCACCTCCGCCAGCGGCTTGACGGTGCTGAGCTTCTTCTCGACGCCCGCCAGCAGCCCCGCGACGAACGGCATCGCGAGGAACGGCTGCAGGTGCCCCTGGATCATGGTCATGAAGTCCGGGAACGCGGTCGCCATGGCCCCGATCGAGAGCGCCGTGATGATGCCGACCTTGTAGCCGCGCTTTGTCGCCGAGCCGTCCGCGCCGAGCTCCAGCATGCCCGCCCGGAACTGCTCCAGCCCATGCGTGAGGTTCTCCAGCTGTGTGACCTGGCCGATGTTGCCCCAGATCGGGGTGACACTCGGCGCCTTCGCCTTGTGCAGCCGCTTGCCGAGCCGGAACCGCACGAGGCCGAGGAGCAGCGGCGAGAGGAACGGCCATGCCACCGCGCCGTGCGGCAGCGCCTCCGCGATCGCGCGCCACCGCCCGAGCTCCGCGTCCGCCTGCGCCTGCAGCACTGGGTCCGCCGCGATGGCCGCGCGGCCCTGCTGCTGGTACTCCACGAGCTTGCACCCGGTCCCCCCCGCGCCGACCGCGAGGAGCCCGATGCCGATCGCTAGGATCATTCGCTTCATCTTCATGGTCCACCCTCCTGCTGCGCCTGGCGCGCCGCCATCACGGCGTCGCGTACTCGCCGGAACGCCCCGCTCGCCGCCTCCGCGACGGCCGCGTGCTCCGCGTCCTTCGGATTCCGCAGATCCCCCTCGCTCACGTACGTCCCGTCGGCCCACGCGCCGACGATCTCGACCTCCAGGGCGAGCTCGCGCCCGCCGATCACGATCGGCGGCAGGACGTGGATGTAGTCACGCGCCGCGTCCATGCTCCACATCGGCCGGCTCCGCCCTCATGGCCGGCGTTGCATTTCGTGGATCAACTGCTCATGTTCGTCGCGCATCCGCTTCACCGCTTCGCGCGCCCACTCGTTGTTGATCATCAGGGTATTCTTGATCTCATTGAGCGCGGCCGTCTGGTTGACCAACGTGACATTGATGATGTTCGCCATTGACGCGGCGGTGTCCTTGAAGTAGCCGAGGATCCACTTAATGACGAAGAACAACATCAGGGACACGCCGATGGCCAGGACGACCTCTAGGCCGTAGTTGTCGGCCGCCTTTGCGCCCTGTTCGACGGCAGTGATCGGATTCATCGTCCTCAGACCCTCCACGTCTGCGCGACGTGCTGGAGATACCACTGGTGCCAGCTGTTGACCCACCGCTTGTGCGCGAGCTCGTCGTCGTCCGGCCTCGGATCCCTCTGGGTTCCCCCTGGTGGCGCCGCGGACCTCGCCGCGCCCTCGCGCCGCCAAGGCGCCGCCGCCCTGGACATGTCGAGCGCGATATTCATGCGTGCCACCGTCTGCGTCGGCATGGGATGCGCTGCGCTACGACGGCGCGCGCTGGTCCTCGCCGACCCATCCGCTCCACAGCGGCAGCATCTTACGTGGTCACCTTTTCGGCGTTCTCCACCAGGATCTCATCCTGGAAGACGAGCCGCTTGCCGCCGGTCACGGTGACGTCGAGCACGAGGCCGTGCCGTTCATAGCGCTGGTTCTGACCTGGCGAGAGGCCGATGATCTGGTTGTCCGCCGGCGTCATGTTGAAGGTGACGATCCCGTCCGTGGCGCCCATCGTGACGTCGCCGCTGAACGCGGTTGCCTGCTCCTGGGCGCTCCGGCTGTTGATGATGGTCTTGGCGTCGTCGTCCAGGTTATAGAGCGTCACCTTCAGGCTCGTGACCGCCGACTTCGCGATCGCCGCCCCGGTCTCGTCCTTCAGCGTCACCTTGTACTGCGAGCTGGTCCGCTCCTGCGCGAGGAAGGCCATCTGCTCTCCTACGGGTTGAATGCTGCTCCGCTGCCGCTGCCCGGGCCGAGGCTCGCCCCGGATCCGCCGGAGGGTGTATTACCGGCCGCTGATCCGTCCGCCGGCGTCTCGCTCGCGGCGGATCCCACGCGCGGCGCGTTGCCCGCCCCGGATCCGCCAGCCGAGCCCATCGCGGCCCCGGAGGCCTTGAGGTAGATGACGAGCTTCTGCACGAGCGACGTTACGGTGTCCGAGAGCGTGACGCTCTCCGTGAGGATCCGACTCGTCCCCTTCGCCAAAATGTCGGCCGGCGTGACGGTCTCGGCCAGGACCTTCGTGACGTCCTTCCGGATGGCGTCCGTGAGCGCGATCGCGTCCGAAAGCGCCTTCGCCGTCGCCATGATCCGCGCATCGGCCAGGCTCAGGCTCTCGGACAGCGTCTTGCCCGTAGCCTTCGCGATCACGTCGCTCACCGTGAGGTTCTCGTCCAAGACCTTCGCTGCCTGCTTGGCTACGCTGTCGGTGAGGGTCACGGTCTCGGCGAGGTCGTGCAGCGTCGTCGCCTTCGTGACCGTGTCCGCCAGCGCCACCGTCTCGGCGAGGATCTTCTCGGCGCCCTTCACGAGCGTGTCGGCCAGGGTCAGCGTCTCCACGAGGGGCTTGCTGGTGGCCCGCGTCAGCGAGTCGTTGAGGGTGACCGTCTCGGTCAGCACCTGGCTATAGGCGGTCCCGGTCGGCCGGGTCGCGGCGGTGTAGTCCTCCCACTTCTGGCCGAGGAACCACTCCTGCAGCTCTTGCTCGTCCTGGCCTTCGTAGAGGAGTCCGATCATCAGACCTCCCCCGCCATGATCGGCTGCCGCCAGGCTGGGAGCTGCTGCGCCACATCGAGCCCGGCTGCGGCGGCACCAATCGCCAGGTAGCCGACGACGCGAGCCGTGGCATCTACGGTCGTCCAGTTGATCGTGAAGCCGTCTGAATCTTGCGACACAAAATCAGCTTCAGCATCCACCGTCGGCGTGCCGCCGGTTGCCAACGTCAGACAGAGAGAATTGCTGGCGCGCATCGCACAGTCGCTTGCGGTGCCGTTGGCATCATCTGAGTACATCATTGCGGTTGAGCGTTCACTTGAACTGACACCGACGCCGATGGCCTGATGCGCGTCGGCCACCATCGAGCCAAGAGTGGCTGCATTATGCGAGGCAAAGAGCACCACCGCCGGCTGGAAGCCAGCGCCCGTCGTCGCTTGATTGCCGGTGCTGCCTGGCTGCGCGAGGGTGCTGACCTTGACTTGGATCGTCCCGCCGAGCGCGATATAGCCGATGATCTTGGCCGTCCCGCTGTTGGTTATCCAGTCGAGCGTGAATCCATCAGCGTCGAGGGTCTTGAGATCAGCCGCATCGAGCACGCTGGCATTACTGGTAATCAGGATCACGTCGGACGTACTCCCACGCTTGTCCTCGTTCGTCGGCGCGGCGGCGTCGTCACCAAAGAATGTGAACGCCCACTCCGCAGCCGTCGCCGTCCCGGCCCCGATGCTTGAGCGCGTGTCTTGTTGGCTACCGGCCGTGGTGTTGTTCTTGCCGGCGAAGAACAGCATGGCTTTGGGTTGGAAACCGACGCCCGTCACGGCCTGGTCGCCGGTCGTCGTGATGGAGTTAAACGTGCCGACATCGACCGAGAGATCAGTCCCGCCGAGCGCGAGGTAGTAGATCGAGCGGCCGCTGGCGTTGGCGGTGGTGATGTTGACCGTGAACCCGTCGGCGTCCTGGGAGACGAAATCAAACTCCAGGTTCACGGTGCCGTTGTTATCCAGCGTGAAGCATTTGGTGGTCAGGAAACGCAGGTCGCAGGTCGTGGGGGAGAGGGCGTCATTCTCCCAATTCCCAAGCGCCCACCGCTTGGTGCTGCTCACCGCCGCGCCGTAGCCGAGCCTCGCGCCACCAGAGTTTCCCGTCGTGGCGCTCGTCCGCATCAGACTGAAGAAAATGACGATCTTCGGCGTGAACCCGACGCCGGTGATCGCCTGGTTGCCAGTGCCGGTATTGGTCTGGAATGAGCCGGACTTTACCGAGAGCGCCATTTACCCCCGGAACATTTTAAGAAAGGCGGTGAACGTGTCTTTGATCGTGGGTGGAACAAGTGGATCATTCAGCATCGTCTGTACCGCCGTCTTAAAATCACGAATCGTACTCTGCTTCTCGGCCGCGACGCGCTCCTCATCGGCCCCTGACGCATCAATCTCGGCCTGCGTGGGCGTTTTAAGGGTCTGGTCGTCGGTGTCCAGCTTCCAGGGGCCCCCGGCCAGGTTAACCGGCAACAACAACGTCACGACGCCATGCCCCGGCCCCACCGTCGGGTTGGGGTCGGTCGTGACGGCGCGAATCACGCGGGTCGCAACATGAATGATCGCCTTCTGTGGCATTACGGCTCCTCCCAAATCATGCTGAGATCCACGGCCCCGGCCTGGTGCGACTTGATCTTGAGCCCAGCCTTCACCGCCGCTGAGATCGCGTTGTAGATTTGCACCCCAAGTCCACGCGGCACTGCCCATCGCATCCCGCCGCGCTGGTTGAATCCGAACAGGATGATCTCCTTGCCCTGGTAGGTCGTCGGCTCGGCGCTGAAGTTGACCGCGCCAGTCATCGCCGAGGCTGCGCCCTGCACGTCAAGCTCTTCCGGGGTCTGTGCGGTACTCGTGCCAGCGGTTGTCGCGTCCACGCGCTGCAGCGCCGCCTGGTGTTCCGTATCGGCCGGGGCCGTCGCTCCTGCGCCAGAGCCGATAATTTCAAGGACTTCAGCGCGCTCACCTGTCCCGTCGGCGTGGATCAACAGCCCGGTCTTGTACGCTGTTGAGGTCGCAAACCCAGGGAATGTCAGACTGAAACGAGGCATGACGTTCTCTCACCTCCAATGAGCGGGGCGTTATACGTCCCCCACTGAATGACCTTCTTGCACCGCCGACAGAACTCCTTGTAGTGGAAGATGCCGCCCTTCCACGAACCCTGCAGATCCACGTCAGTCTCGTCCTGGCAGTGGTGGCACCACGGCCGCGCCGTCGGCACGAACGGATTGTGCCTCGTCACGCCGTGGCGCCTCGCCATGCGTCAACTCACCGCAACCTTCCAGGTAATCGTCAGGCTGTCGCTGTTCACCACGTTGACGGCCGCGAACACCTGCCGGCAGAGAAGCGTGCCGGCTGAGATCGAGTCGAGCAGGCCGGCCTCGGTCACCGCGAAGCTGGCCGTGAAGGCGAAGGCGAACACCACCTGCGCGGTGTCGTTCGTGACGGTCGTCGTCACTCGCGAGGTCGTGCCGGCGGCTCGGGCTCCGCCGCCCGTCGTGATCTCCGTGCCGAGCGTGGTATCGCCCGCCGCCGCCGCGACCGTGCCCGTCCCGATGGCGATGTGCTCGAAGAAGTTCGTGATGACGCCGTTGATGAGCCCGGCGACCCCCGCCTTGCCGGCGCTCACCACGAGGTTCTTCACAAGGCGCCGCTCCTTCACCTGCCCATCGGCGCCCTGGTGAATCAGCTCGAACTCGCCGGTCAGCTTGAGGTCCTCGGTGAGGTGCTTCCCGACGTCCTTCGTCAGGCTGTCAGACATGCCGATCTCCTCACGATTTTCCATACGTGCCCTCCTGTGGTGGTTGCTCCTACTCATCCGGCGTCGCAGGCGGCGGCTCTTGCGGCGCGGCGGGCTTGGTCGGCGTCAGCGTGACCCCGACCTGCATTAGGATCTGCCCGTCGACGCCCTGTCGGTAGATGAACTCGAGCGCGTGCCTGTCCGCGATCGCCTGCATGTCGTCCCTGATCTGCTTGATCCGATCCGCATCGCTCACCATCGCTGCCTCCTCGTTACCACATCACGATGATCCGACCCTTCGCCCCGGCACCACCTGCCCCACTAAATCCGCTATTGCCATCAATCCCGCCGCCTGCGCCGCCTGGCTCGGTGCCAGCTTTCACGTCATTCGCTCCGTCAGGATCAACCGGAGCGCCTGCCCCTCCGCACGGCGCACCACCGCCAGCGCCGCCATCCTTGTTCCCAGCAGAAGTCCCAGCCCTTCCACCCCGGCCACCGTCAATCTTGTGCGTCCCTGTTCCACCAGTTCCACCGGCCCCGCCAGTACCACCACCCGTTGAGCCAACGCCACCAGACCCTCCCTTGGCAATCACGCTCGCGCCGAAGCTCGACTGACCGCCAGCCCCGCCGGTGCCTCCTCCACTTGCCCCTGCCGTTCCCGCCTCCCCAATCGTGGCGGTCACATCGGCGGAGACCGCGACAAACCCTGCAGCATACTCTCCGCCGCCCCCGCCACCGCCGCCTGCGGTTGACGTGCCACCACCCCCGCCGCCACCGCCACCGATCACGATGACAAAGACATCTGTGACGCCAGCAGGTCGTGTCCAAGTGCCGGTAGCCGTAATGACCTGGATATTCCTGAACGGTAACGCCGTCGCCTCGTACCGAGTGTTGGCGGCCACATAACTGAGCACCTGCTTGTCGGTCGGGGCCACCGTATGGACGCTGGTGCCTTGGATCTTCGCCACCGTTGGATTCGGGTAGGTGCCGGAGAGATCGCCGCCGGCCGCCGTATTGCTGTGGACGAACGTCCGCACCGCCGCGCCGTCGTGGAACTTGTAGTTCGCGGCGTTGCGGAAGAACTGGCCGTCGGCTGTGGGATCGGCCGCGGCGTCCTCGAACTTGGCGCGCCCGCCCTTGATGACTACCGCGCCCTTCGTGGCATGGGCTGTAGATTCGAGAGTGAGGTTTTCACTAGCGGCCGTCCCGCCTTGCAGCGTCTGCCCCGCCGCTCGGCCGGCCACCTTCGCGTACTGCGTGTGATCGTCCCCGGTGGTCAGCCCCGTCAAGGCGCTGTGCGCCGTCACGCCGCCCGCGACCATCTTCGGCCGGATGTCGGCGTAGACGTAGCCCTGCGTCGGGTTGGCCCCGCTGTTCTCCCGATCCACGATGGTCGTCATACCGACGCGCAAGAAGATCTGCGCGATCGGAAAGTTGCCGGCCGGCGTGGTCGGCGCGGTCGGGCTGGCCGCCTCGGTGCCTTGCGTGATCACCAGGACGTTGCTGGCGCTCATCGAGAGGTCGTCGATGCGTGGATTGGTCGTCGGGGCCGTGAAGGTTCCGCTGTTGCCGCCAGCATAGGTAAGTTTCACGTTGTTGAGGTAGGCCCCCGTGTAGAAACTCTGCGCGGAAGCCGCCTGGACCTGGACCGTCATTACCGGCGTCGCCTGGGCCCGGCAGCGCAGCGGCTCGAAGTCGGTCTGGTGGAGCGAGTGCAGCCGCGCCGAGAAGTTCGCCTTGTCGAACGACCCGGTCAGGTCGCTCTGGGTATAGACGGCCAATGCGGGTGTCGCCATCGCTCAGAACCCTTTCGCTCTCCAGTTGACGTTGCCCGCGACAAACGCCTGCGGCACGGCGTTCGAGTCCCACAGCTTCACCGTGAAGCTAACGCTGCTCTGCGCGGTGATCACGGGCACGAAGGCGCTCGCGCCGACGGTGCTCACTTGAATGTTCGGGGTCTGCGAGAAGCTCTTGGCGAAGGTGATCGTCGTCCCTCCCGCCGCGATCGCCACGTTCGTCCCGGTTTCCTCCTGGTCCTTCACGTCCATCTGGAAGTTGCACTCGTAGACCCGCACGTTCTTGGTCGTGTCGGTCGTCTGGACCTTGATGCGGATCTTGAAGTACCGGATGGTGTAGATGCCTTCGGTGAAGGCCACGAAGGTCGACGGGTTCGGGTCCGTGTCCGACTTCGCCCATTCGATGGTCACCGTGCCCGACGGCACGATCTCCTTGTGGGCGATCGAGCAGATCGCGGTCTGGATCGACCCGATATCCACCGCCTCGCTGGTGTAGTTCTCCAGCGTGGTCTCGCGCTGCTCGGTGTCCCAGTTGAGGTCGGTCTCCAGCTGCGTGTACGTGCTGGCGTAGGTGTCGACGCGCAGGATGGTCTTGAGGCCGATGGCCGGTCGGAAGTAGGCCGGCGCGAAATCGGCCGTCGTCTGCAGCTCGGCCCCCGCCGAGAAGACGCCGTCCTTGAGCCCGTTCTTGAACACGTCGTACTTGAACAGGATGTTGCTGTTGCCCGGGGCGGTGGCGATCAGCGAGTCGCTCGCGGCGTTCACGCTGTAGTTCAGGCTGGCGTCGATCGCCTTGATCCGGTAGGTCTTCGTGCCCCCGGAGAAGTCGCGGATGGTGTAGCGGCTCCCGGATACCACGGTGTCGATGACCGCGGCACTCTCCCAGGTGGTCCCGCCCTCGCGGATCTCGTAGCCCCAGATGTCGAGATCCGGGTTGCCGTTCCAGCTGAGCCTGATCTCGTCGCCGCGCTGCTGCACGTCGAACCCGGCCACGTCGAGCGGTGGGGCGGTGTCCCCGTTCGGCACGACCGAGGCCGAGATCGCGCCGTCGGACCGGACGTCGACCTTGCTCACGGTCTTGACCCGCACGGTGTACGTGGCGCCGATCTTCGCACCGGGCAGGATCGCCGACGTCGCGCCGGGGAAGACGTTGTCCCGCTCGACGTAGGCGCCGCCGTTCTCGCCCCACTCCAGCGTGTACATCTTGAGGTTGATCTTGTCCGCGGGTTCCGTCCACGCGACTTGCAGGTTGCTCACGAAGCTTCCGTCGACCTGGAGGAAGCCCACGGCCGTGGCGGTCAGGCCGGTCACGTCGGCCACCGGCGTGAAGGGGTTCGGCGGCGGCGTGTAGTCGAGCACGACCGCCTGTTGCTCCATCTGGTCGTTGAAGACGCCGGCCGTGTAGGCCTTCCCGATGATCCGACGCTTGTGATCGGCCATCTCGAGGATGCGGATCGCCCGGAACGAGTACGCCGTCACGCCGTCCCCCAGGACCGGGTGCGTGATCGTGAACACGTCCCCAGCCTCCAGGGCGATCGCCTCGACGTCGGAGACGAAGGAGATGGCATACCAGTTCGCCCGGAGGTCGTTCAGGACCTTCGTGACCTCTCGGATCGCCTGGGTCTGCCGGCTCAAGCCCAGCAGGTTCACTTCGCGCGGGACGAGGCCGCGTGGGTTCTTCGCCTGATCCACCAGATCGTCCACCGAGACCCGCGTGCGGGCGTCGTTGCCGTCGGTCGTCGGGTCGATGTAGACCCCGATGATGCGGTTGGGGCGGTCGTCCTTGCTGAACGTCTGGTACTCGACCTCGGTGACGTTGTGTTCCGTGAAGGCCTGCACCGCGCTCTCGCTCTTTTCCACGCGCAGGGAGAACTTCCGGCCATCGCTCGTAGGGAATGCGCCGAAGGTCGCCATCAGGTCCTGCCAGGTGTCGAGCCACGGGCGGAACGTGTCGATGATCATGTCCAGGCGGGCCCGGGCCTCGGTGGTCCCGTCTAGGTTCGTCACCGTCGCCTCGCAGTAGTCGTAGACGGCGCCGAAGCTGGCGTCATCGAGCGCGTTCTCCGGGAAGCCGCAGCCCCCGCGCTCGCGCGTCAGCGTCAGGTAGTCCCGGATGATGGCCGCCGGGTTTCCGCTCGCCGTGGCCCCCGTCCAGATCGTCCCGTTCCAGGTCTTGATCTTCCGGCCCCCGGTGACCTTGCAGGTGATGACGGGATCTCCGGAGAGCTTCTCGCTCGCCGCGAGCGTCAGGTCGAGCCCGGCGACGTTCTTCATGCCGGGCACCTCCGCCGGCAGGTTGGCCCATTGGCTCGTCGTGCCCAGGTAGATCACCGCCGAGCTCCCGGCGAAGTTTGCAATCGGCGAGCCGTTCAGCTGTACTTCCGTGATGCCGCCGAGTTCCCCCTCGCCGATCACGACGAGCCGCCGCTGTGTCTGCGCGCCCTGGCCGCTGTTCCAAATCTCAAGAGTGTTTAGGACGCGGATCCCCAGCCCCGCATAGATCAGCGGGACCGGGTACTGGTTACTGCGAATGTTCCGCGCCCCGTCGAAGGCGTAGCGCGGCGAGGCGTCCAGCCCGGCCCCGGCCGACCCATCGAAGTCGAAGGCCTGTCGCCCGCTGGTGAGCGCCCCGATGCCGAAGCTGATGGCCCCGACCACCGCAAACCCGACCCCGAACCCGACGATCGTCGCCACGACCCCGGCTCCGCCGACCAGCCCGGCCCCCACGACCCCACCGACGAGGGCCAAGGTAATCGGATCGCGCCCGGGGGGCACCTCTAGCGGGCTCACGTCCAGCCAGACGCCGCGCGCACCCCGGACTGCCCCGAGCAGCTGCTCCCGGCGGATCCGGTAGAGATGGCTCCCGTGCGCCTGGCCCGTCGTCAGGATCCGGTCGTAGCCGATCCAGATCCCGACGTGCAACCGCCCGACCTTGTTTTTATAGTAGACCACGTCGTTGCGCCGGAGATCCTTCAGCTCGACGGCCTGGCCAGCGGCCTTGACGCCCGCCTCGTAACGCGCCAGGTCCAGTACGTCGATCGTCTCCGGCAGCGGCTCACTGTCCGTGTCCTTGACCGCCACGCCTTGCGCCCGCAGGAACTGGATGCAGAGCGTCCGGCAGTCCAGGCCGGTCGCCCGGTCCTGCCCGTTGAGCCGGTAGGGGATCCCAATCCACCCATGGACGACCTGCTGATACTCCGCGTCTGTCACCTCCGGCGCGCTGGCATCCGTAGCTGGAAGCCCGTCCATCGGCGCCAGGGCTTCGTCTGGCGACCGCTCGGCCTCCGGAACGTAGGGGAGTTCCTGTGTCAACGGTTCGGTCATGGGTTGATCGTCTGCACCACGCTCGGGAAGCCGTGGAAGTTGGCCGTGTTGCCTGTCACCGGGTCGATCTCCGTGTAGCGATCCCGGCACTCCTTGAAGGTCTTGTCGCAGTCCCGCTTGATCTTCACCGAGTCACCGACCGTCGGGGTGAACGGCAGCCCGAAGTCCAGGTCGGCCTGCTTCGTGCTGCTCGTCCACTTGATCACCTTGCGGAGATACCCGCTGTTCTGCCCGGACGTGAACTCGATCGTCCCGATGGCGTAATACTTGTCTGGCCTGGTAACCGTCGCCAATCGGACGGCGGTTTTGGTCGAGCCCGCGGCGACCGTATCCGTCGCCTCCTGTGTCAGCGTCGCCACCGTGACGCCCGCCGCGCACAGCGCCGAGACGAAATTGAGCGGGCAGAGCCGATCGAGCTGCCGCCCGGTCTGGAACTGCAGTTGCCCGATCACGCCGGCCAGCTCAAACTGGCAGACCTTCTGGGTGATCCGCACCGTCGAGATCGCCCCGTCCAGGATCACGATGGCATCGCCCAGCGCGCCAGTCGCGCCTTGGAAGACGTGCCGCAAGAGCACCCGCTTGTCGCGCATGAAGTCGGCGTTCTGGAAGAAGAACGACTGGAAGTCCCGTTTGATGTTGTCGATCTCCAGCGTCGTCTGCCGGGCCTCGTTGTCCATGACGTTGCTCACGTCCGAGCGGCGCACCCCAATGGCCGTGTAGGTCTTGGCGCCGCCGTCGATGTTGAAAAAACTCACGTCCTCGTCGTGGATCGCATAGTGCAGCGTCGACACATCGTCCACCGTCTGCGACCCGAAGAACAGGTCCAGCAGCTCGATCGGGTGGTTTTGCTTCTTGTCGCGTTCGGTGTTGAACGCCGCGGTCGTGGTTCGCATGGCTCAAGGCGCGCGCGGCGCCGGGAAGGCCCGGGCCGCGCGCTCCTCTCCGCTCCTCAGTCCTGCACGAACGGCGCCGCCGGGTGGTGCGTCTCGCCCTGGTGGCGGCCGCGGGTCTGCTCCCGCTGGCCCCACGCCGTCTTGGTCTCGGCGTAGATGATCCCGCCGATCGCCGCGATCGCCAGCACCACCGCCAACGCCATCGTCACTTCGCCCCGATTCCCCATGCGCCCCTCCTCTGCTTGCCCCGGGTCCGCGAGCCGACTCAGATCGAGGACCGGAGCACTTCAACGATCTCGTACTCGGGCGCCGAGCCGATCGCATAGTGCTCCAGCGCTAAGGTGAACTCGTTCTTGTCGAAGCGCCCGATGATATAGCGATCGACGTCGGCGGTGATCGCCGCGAGGTTCGCCGGCGCGGTGCCGAAGGTGATCGTGCTCTTTTTGTTCGTGTCATCGTTGGCGAACGTCGCCGCCGTGGGCGTGCCGGCCACGTAGGCCTGGTTGCGCGTGCCCGCCCCGGTGAAGACCTTCATGTACCGGCGCGGTGTGGCGCTGTTCTGGATGTTGAAGACGGTCTGTGAGCCGGTGCCCGTCCCGCACGCGACGGCCTTCTCCAGCCGGTCGAGGTTAAATGGCGGCAGGAAGATGAAGACGTCGAACGGCCCGCCACGCACCTCGTAGAAGTCGCGCATGCTTTCCAGCTCCGCCGCGTTCATCGCCTCGGTCTTGAGCCGGTAGCGGCGCTTCGTGCCGGCCCACTTCTCCTTGCGCTGCTCCTGGCCGCTGTCGAACTCGGTGATCAGGACGTTGCGGACCAGCTGCAGCTCCACGACGAAGCTCGGGTCGACCGGCAGGACGTGGGTGAGGCCCATCAACGCGTCCCCATGACCGCGGCCGGCAGGAGCAGGAAAAAAACCACCAGCACGACCCCCGTGAGCAGGACGAGGCTGGCCATGATCCCGTTGAACTGGTGCCGGATCTGCTCATCGCTGAGGAAGCGCATCAGCACTTCCTCCAAACGCCGCGCTCAAGGTAGCCATGCCAGTCCAGGGACGGGTCGCCGGTGCTGAGCTGGATCGATGGCGAGACGGTAATCGTGCCATCCTCGTGTTCCTCGATGTCGTGGTGCTCGGGGTTCTTGGTCAACCGCTGGTTGAAGATGGTGCCGAGGTGCGATCCAGGCGGTCGGATGTGCCACTTGGCGGGATCTTCGATGCTCTGCGCGTACTCGCCCTCGGAGAACGACAGCTGCCCCTGGTCGTTCGGATAGACGCGACGGCCGACCATCAGCTAAACTCGATCCGGGACAGCTCGCCGGCGATGCCCGTCCAGGCGACGACGTCCTCCCGCGGCGAGAAGCACGACGACCAGCTATGCGCGACGCCCCACGAATCGCCCAGGATGATCTTGACGACAAGGTCGTTGCAATAGATCCGGTGCCCGCACCGGAGGCAGCGGTTCAGCCTGCACGCGAGGGCGTCGAGCTCCTGCTGGGTCATCAGATCCGCACCGCCTCGCGCATCGCCCCGCTGTTGCGGCGCATGGCGCGCTGGAAGATGGCCTCGATGACGTCGGCGCTCTCCTGGATCCGCCCGCGGAAGCTGGCGGCGTCCGTCGCGTTGATGATGAAGACGTTCTGGACGGTGGGCGATGCTTCCCCGCCGGCGTTCATGCGCTGCAGCGCCGTGAGGTTCTTCGCGGTCGATCGGCGGTTCACCACGAACTCGCCCGGCTCGAGCAGGGCATTGACCTCGCCGCCGCTGTGGTACCGCCCGACGACCCCGCCGGCGTGCTTCACTTCCTGCGGCGAGCCGACGCGAATGTGCCTAATCGCCCCGGGCGCCACGCTCGCGGCCTGGATGGCCGGACCGACGCCTGGGATGAAGCCGAGGATAGTCATCAGGATCGCGGCGGCGATCAGCTTGGCGATCATCTGTGCGATCATCGTCAGCACCCCGAGGGCGAAGTTCCGGAAGGCCTCCTTCGCGCTCTGGCTGCGGGTGATGAGCGTCGTGAAGAGAGTCTCCATGCTGCCCTGCAACCCGCGGATCGCGCCGGTCGTCATCTCCTTAGCCAGATTGCCGAAGTTCTTCAGGCTGTCGTAGGCTTCGTTCAGCGAGAGCCTGATCCCGGAGCCGATTGTGTTGGCGACTTCTTTCGTCTCGATGGCCGCCTGGCGCATATCCTTCGCCATCGTGACCGCCGCCTGACCGGCCTCCTTCGCCCCCTTTGAGATTCCAATGAGCAGCGCCGCCGGCAGGCCGAACTTTAGGTTCTCGAACGTGCGCTTCGCGATCGGGCCGATTGCGGCGATGGAGATGGCGATGTTCTCGAATCCCTTGATGATCTTCGGCGCGTTCTGTTCGACCCAATCCGCGAACTGCCTCAGGACCGGCAAGAGCCGGATCCCGATCTCCGTCGCCACGTCGCGGATCACGCGCTGCAGGCGCTGCAGCTGCTCGGCGACGACGGTGTTGTTCTGTCCGGCGATCGCGATGGCGGCAATAAATGGCGACATGGCTAAAGTGATCTCGAAGAGCAGTCGGCGGGTAAACCGGATCGCGGCGTTGACCGCGTTGACTGTGCCGTGGAACGCCGCGAAGGCGCGCTGCGGGATGGTCGCGGCCTGGACGCCCGCCTGTGCCACGGCATTGAACGCCGTCCGTGCGGCCGCGGAGGCCTGGTCGCGGAACTTCAGGATAAGGGAGAGCTCAGCGGCGGTCGGCATGGTCGGTCGGTGGCTTGTTAGCGATCAGCATGTCGAGCAACTCCATCACGTCGACGTACTTCGCGGGCTGATCCAGCAGGCCGCCGGCGCACGGCAGCACGCCCCGTTGCCACAGCGCATGCCACCCCAGCCAGCCGACGATCTGCGTCGTGACGTAGCCGAGTGGGCAACCGACAATCGGGATGCGCTCCCCGGTCCCGTCGTCCCTGAACTCCATCCATGGCTGGATCGGCCCTTCGCATTCCTTGCCGGGGCAGTCCGGACAGCCGCGTCGCCAACCCCTCAGCTCGACGGCGATGCTAAAGGGCGCTTCTCCGCCTCCTGGAGCGTGTTCATCTTGCTGATCTCGGTCGTCAGCTCCATGAGGACGTCCTCCGGCAGGATGGTGAGCACCACGTCGCTGACGACGCGGTAGGACTTCCCGCCATAGGGGAACGTGTCGAAGCGCTCCGCGATCTGGTTGCCGGCATGGTCGGCCAGGTTCCGCCATCCGCGGATCCCGTACTTGCATGTCATCCACCGCCAAGAGCCACCGCGGATCAGCTGCTCGACGGGCTCCTTGCCGCTGCGCCCATCGCCATCGAAGGATGAGGCGCGGTCGTTGATGTGGCTCCGCAACCGCGCGTCGATGGTGCCGATGATGAAGACCGTCGGCTCGGGGCTCTCCCGGTCCGCCTCGCACACATACTCGGCCGTCGCCTCTGGATTGATGGCCCGAATCATTCCGCCTCCTTACGTTAGGGCGAGACTGAGCTCGTCGTCCCCCGCGTTCAGCGCCAAGCTGAACGCGACCTCGAAGAGCTCGACCCCGTCGCCTTCGCCCTGCCGGATGTCGTCGATCATCACCTTCGGCGCCGTCACCGTCAGCACCTTGCCCGCGCCGGTGCCAATCACGAACTGCAGCTGCCGCAGCGTCGAGGCGACCCAGTCGGCGAAGACGTCATAGGTCGACGGCGGAAAGCTCTCCAGCGTGATCGTCCCGCCGCCCTGGCGATGCGTCACCACGAAGCCCTTGATCCCCGTGGCTGCGTTGACGTCCGGCCGGTTCGCCACCTGGTTGCCGAGGTTGATTGCGAGCTGCCGGGCAACCAGCGTGCTCAGCGCGTTGTACGTGAACGTGAGGCTCTCGGCCTTCGGCGGCGCGTCCACGGCGGCCTCGAAGGTCGGCGCCGGCACAGACACCGAGGTCGGCGCGCTGTAGAGCCCGCGGAACGTCCAGCGCAGCCGCATCGGCTGGCCGGCCGTGATGGCGAGCTCGACGTTACCGATGGCCCCGAGGAGCTTGTGCAGCCGCCCGTCGAAGTAGGCATAGAGCGATACCGACTTCGCGGCCGTCCCGAGGCTGTTCGGCTTGTAGGTCACGCTCGTGCTGGCGACGATCGTCTCGGTCGCGCTGCAGGCCTCGAGGAGATCGCCGTAGCGCGGGGCGACGCCGGCGCCGGTGCCGCCATAGTATTCCGTCTCGAAGGTCAGCTCCGCGTACCGGCTGCCGATGATCCCGCCGGACGGGCTGACGCTGTCGCGCACCGGGTCGCGCGTGACCTTGTCGCCGACCGGGTTGATCCGCGGGTTGTAGACGAGCAGCGCGTTCGCGGTGTTCGTCGGCACGCTGTCCGTCCCGTAGGTCGTCTCCTCTTTCGCGAGCACCAGCGCCTTCCGCATCAAGCCCATGTGATCCTCCTCTCACGTCCGAGCGGTGAGATCCGTCCGGTAGTGAAGCTCCATGTCGATCAGCACCGCCCGGACCGGAAAGGCCGCCAGGTCCTCCCGGACGCCGAACTCGGTGCGCGGGAACGTGAACTCGATCGTCAGGCCCGTGACGCCGAGGTCCGGGTACGTCGCGCCGAGCGCGGCCTTGACGTCCTTCTCCAGTTCCAGGATGCCCTTGTAGTTCGCATCGCCGAGGAGCTGCGCGTCCATGTCGAGCGTCCGCGTGTAGCAGGCCAGCAGGACGCGCAGCGTGCCGTCGACCTTCGGATAGGCCGGCACCGCCTCGGTGATCCCGTCCGGCTCGATGAAGATGAGCGGGAAGCCAAGGTCGGCCACGTTGCGCCGCGTCCCCAGGTAGACCCGGTCCGAGACGTACGTCGCAGCCTTCAGCGTCGCGTTGGCCTTGAGCACCGTCTGGATCTCCTGCAGGATCGCCTTCGTGGTGCTCATGTCGGCTCAATCGCCTTTTTAATCTCGGCGTTCACCGTCTCGAGAATCTCCTGATGCTTCTCAACGAGCGAGATCCGCAGGTACGAGCGCTTCGGGATCGTCACCTGCTTGACCCGCACCCAGCCGGTCGTCTCGAGGCGCGGCCGCTTCAGCAGCGCGCCGCTCGCGCCGGTCGTGCGGATCCCCTTGATCGGGAAGACGAGGTAGGGCGCGCGCTTGGCCCGGATGATGCCGCCGTACTCGTGGATCCGCGCGTAGACGAGCCGCGTCCCGACGACCGCGCGCTGCTCATCGCCGCGCCCCTCGATCCGATGCGCGATCGAGGACCGCAGCCGGCCGCTGCGCGCATGCAAGGGGTTCCCGCTGAGCTTGGTGAGCTTGATGTGCGACCCGAGCAGGATCGCGGACTTCAGGAGCCCGCTACGGATCCCCTTCTCGCGGACGCGCTCCGGCAGCTGCGCGAAGAGCCGCGTCGTCCGCGGATCCGGCTGGACGTTCAGCGTCAGGTCGCTTGGCATCACATCTGCCAGCGGACGTAGCGGTTGACCGTCTCGTCGGCCCGCTTCCGCAGCGAGGCGACGCGCTCGATGACCTGCTCGCCGACCACGGCCTTCAGCTCGCCGTGGATATCCCAAAACGTCGCCGCCATGATCGCGAGCGCGGCCTGCTCCAGGTCCTGCGGGATGACCTTGTAGCCGGCGCCGTAGACGAGCTTGATGTTCTGCAGGCCCGCCGCGAACCGGAAGCCATCGAGCGTGATGAGCCCGCTCTCGGCGTCGATCACGTAGTCGGTGGCGGCGATGAGCTCGGCCGTGCCGTAGACGCGGTTGGGGTCGTCGTGGAGGGTCGTCACAGCGACGATTGGGGCCCGGCGCGCGTGTAGGACGCCGCTCAGGCCGTCGCCGTCGTGGTACTCGGTGACCGCGGCCTCGTACTCGAACGTGCGGCCGCACTTCTTGCTCAGCTCAGCCGAGACGCGCTCGATCGTCTCCGCCAGCGCGACGTCGTTCGTCGTGTCATCGGCCTTGAGACCCATCAGCCCCTTCAGGCGGGCGAGCGTCGTCAGCGCCATCGGGTCACTTCTGCACCGCGTGGCGACGCAGCCACTCGTGCCAGTTCAGACGACGGGAGAAGTCACAGGTGGGGCTCGGGCAGGTCGTCGTTGCATTGCCGACGGACTCGGCGCCCGTCAGTCGCTTCGTGCGGCCGCAGTTGGGACAGATCAGCTCCAGCGTGCCGTCCGGCAGGATCCGGACGACGTCGGATGCGGTCATGGCCGTCATGGCTCTCCTTCGCCTCAGAGTCGAGCCGCGAGGCGGGAGGTCGCGTTCGATCCGCACCTCCCGCCTCGCTGACGCGGCTTACGCGCCGGCCGCGGCCGGCAGCAGCTCCGGATTGACCTTGAGTAGCGCCACCGACATGAGGTAGCTCGGCGTCGTGCCCGCGATCGTCGCCAGGACCCGCTGGAACGGCTTGGCCGCGTTCACCGGCGCACCGACGTGCAGCTGGTGCGTCGCCGTCGTCACCTGCGCGAACGCCACCGCGGGCGACAGCGCCGTGTACGTGCCGCCGACGGTCGCCGACTCCTGGATGCTGACGTCCAGCGTCGGGGTCGTGCCGGAGACCGCCCCGACCATCAAGGCGTACACGACCTCCTGGTGTCCGGAGCAGTCGATCCCGGTCCCGGTGACGGTCGCCGTCGCCGTCTGCGGAGTGATGCCGAGCTTCGGGGTGATCGCTTTCTCGACCTGCAATGCCATGGTGCGTCCTCCTTGGGTGCTCGCCGCCTTACGACGCGGCCGTGATCAGCTTCGAGTAGGCGGCCGGGACCGCGGTCACAATCGAGATCCGCTCCGTGATCCGGAGCCCCTGCATGTTCTGCTCGAACAGGTTGTCGGCCCCGATGGTGCCCTCCCGGGCGACGTCGACCGTCATCTGCTGCCGGTCCCCGAGGAGCGTGTAGCGCGGGTTGCCGTAGATCGCGAAGGCCGTGGAGACCGCCGTCACGCTCGGCATCTTGTTCGAGGTGTAGTACGGCACCCCCGCAATCGTCGCGGGCGCGCCCTGGCTCGCCGGAGCCAGCGCGTAGTCCGAGGTCACCTTCACCTTCCGCATGATGCTGAGCAGCTTCTTGTGGAAGATGAAGATCGCGCCCTCGTCGGCGTCCTTGTCGACCACGTCCATCGTGTCGATCAGGTCGTCGATCGTGAGCCCGGTGATCACGCTCTTGCCGCCGCCGTTGGCCGGCGTGAAGCTGCCGGTCCCGGCCACCTGCAGGACCCCGAAGAACGGCGCACCGCTCCCGTTGAGCCACTGCAGGTCCTCCTCGCCGGCGAACGCCTCGGCGAAGATCGTCTGCAGGTACTCGATCACCGGCACGCCGGCGTCCTGCAGGAACTCCAGCGAGTAGCTGCACAGCCCGACCGCGGTCTGGGCGTTGAGCTGCACCTGCCCGAGGACCGGCTTGCTGGCCGTCCCCTTCTTCGCCTCGCCCGGCCAGCTCACCGTTACGCCGGTCGTCTGGCGCGGCACGCGCAGCGTGTCCGATCCCATCGGGATCGCGCGCGCGAAGCGTCGCAGCAGCCCGAACTTCGGGATGATGCGGACGACCTCGGCGCGGAACTCCTCCGGCACCAGGTATCCGCCGGCGGTGTCCGTGCCCTCGGTCATCTGTTTGATCTGCGCCTCGGAGGCCCAGCTGCGCTGCAGCTCGTCGCACTGGACGACCTGCCCGCGCGTGAGCGCCCGCAGGAACTTGCCGAACTTCTCGGCCCACGCGAGCTTCTTGATCTCCTCGTCGGTGACGCCGATGGGGAACGCCCCCCACTTCCGCTCGACTTTCGTCATGCGCTGCACGAGCGGGTCGACGGCCTCGCCGATCACCGCGAGCAGCTCCGCCTTGTCCTTGAGCTCGATCATTCGCTTGCCCCTCCTGGTCTGTGGTCCGCTACGCCCATCACGCCGACACGACGCCCGCGCGCTTCCGGATCAACCCGTCGACTGTCTCGCGCACGAGGCTGATCAGTTCCTGCCTCGTGAGCTCCACGCCGTCGACTTTGATCACGGCCTCCGCGCCCTGCGCCTTGATCCGCGCGATGTCGATGCGGATCGCCTGGTTCCCTGTGTCCTTGATCTTCGTCAGTTCTTCGGTCGCCGCTGCCAGCTGCGCCTCGAGCGCGGCGATCTTCGTGTTCAACTCAACGACGGCCTGCGCGAACCGATCGTTGGCGTTCTTGGCGTCGTCACGCTCCACGCGCAGCGCCTCGACCTGCTCGCGCAGCGCCGCGCATACGTCGCACGCCGCCGCGACGGGAGCCGTCGCATTGTCGATCTGCTGTTGCGTCCGGTGCAGCGGATCTCCAGGCACAGCGGTCGAGGTATAGCCCACGCTATTTCTCTTGGTCGGCACCAGCTGCTCGCGCAGCGCCTTCCCGACGGTGAGGCCCTTCGCCATCGCCTCACTCAGCGCCTCAGGGTTCGCCGGCACCGGCACCGCCGAGAACTCCAGCAGCTCCGACTTCGTGTAGCGATAGCCCGTCGTGCGCTCCTGGCCGTCTTTGTCCTTGGCGACGATCGGCTCCCACTCCTTCACGAGGAAGCCGATGGACCACGCCCGCAGGTGGCCTTCGTCGTAGAGCAGCTTGATCTGTTGCGCGAACTCGGTCGAGGCCCACCGCGGCTTGGCGAGCAGGCCGTGCTCCTGGCGCCGGATCCACAGCGACGAGCCGATCGGCGGCAGCGTGTAGTCATGCGCCCAGAGGATCACGGGATTCTTGCGGTAGTTGCCGAGGTCCATGCCGTCCGGCTCGACGATGTCGCCCATGCGGTCGACGTCGTCCGTGCTCACGAGCACCGGGCGCTGGCCGTCGGCGTCTTTCGCTTGCTCGAGGCCGAGGCAGAAGATCCGGATGAGCTCGCCTCCCGGCAGGCCCAGGCGCTGGGCGAGCTCGGCGTTCGCGGGATCGACCAGGGACAGCTTCTGCGTGCGGAGGGATTCAACCGGTTCGGTTACGGTGAGCATAGTCAACTTAAGCCCTTGACTTGATTTTCCAGGCAAATAAAAAGAGCCGCGCTGCTCATCACACCTCGCACCCCCCGGTTAGACCGTACGCGGCGATTCTGTTCCTATTGCCTTGGCGTTGTCAAGCATTTTCTCTGACAAGTACTAAAGCTTTACGGGATCTATAAAGCTATATCTAGCCTTATTCCTATCCTTATCCTTAATGAGGGGGTCCCAAGCCCCTTATTAGTCCTTTCTAAGCCCCCAACAAGCCCCTTAGACGACACACACGACCTCTCCGTCGCTGTCAGAGCCACTGGTCGACGAGGCTCTTGCCGCGCTCGGTCGCATCTCCCGACGCTGGCTCATCCGCGCTCAACGACCGCAACGGTGGTGCACCGGCAGTTGATGATCTCTCCGGGCGCTCCGGCTGGGTCCCCGGGGTGGTCCAGCTGCGAGTCCCCCACCGTGAACTTCTGCGCGATCCCGACCACCTGCCCGTTGGCCGCGCGGTGGCTCTCCCGGACCAGCTCATCCCCGGCCGTCACCCACCGTTTGCCGGTCGCGCCACCGGCCTTGTACGCGGCCGTCGCGCCCTTGTTTGAGGCGCTCAGGATCTCGGTCCGCGCGATCCGAATCGCCCGATAGCCGGTCGCCTGCTCGTACACGTCCGCGATCCGGTCCGCGATCTGCTGCGTCGTCTCGCCAGCTTCGATCCCGGCCGCGATCTGCTCGGTGAGCGCCCGTGCCGTCTCCTCATTGACCCGCGTGCTCAGGAACTCGACGCGCTCCCGCAACGCCTCCAGCACCAGCGGGTTGAGCACGTCGAAGTCGATGTCGCTCAGTCCCTCACCGCCGAAGGCCGCGCCGATCGCGAGGGCTTGCTCGAGCAACGGCTTCGCCACGCCGGCCAGCCGGACCTTCTCGGCCCCGAGCGAGAACAGGATCGACGCCACGAGCGGGTCCACCGCTTTCCGCGACGGCAGGCTCCGCATCTTGTCCAGGTTCCCCTCGACGATCCGGCGCTGCTCGACGAAGAACTGCCGCATCTGTCGGCGCGTGGACTTCTCCAACGGCCACGTCGCCGCGATGAACCGCTCCCAGCGTCCGGCTTTGCGCGTGCGCCTGATGATCTCCTCGAGCGTCCCGGCGTTCCGATGCAGGAACGCCTGGGCAGATTTCGAATCGACGCCGCAGATCGTGATGATCGCCTTCTCGTCCTCGTCGTCCTGCGCGCCGCCGTCCACGCCGGTCCCGAAGTTGATCACGGGCGACTTCACGAACGGCTCGTCGCCCCACTCGACGTCCTCGAGGCCCTCCTCACGCCTGACCTCATTGATCGTGATGACGCCGCGGTCCAGGTCCGAGTCGCGCTTCTTCAGCGCCATCTCGTTGTTCTCCGGCACCGGGTCGTCGAAGCGCGCCTCCAAGTCCGCGTCGTAGATCGGCAGCATCCGCTCGTTGAGCTTCGAGGCGATCCGCTCCAGCCGCGGCGCGATCGTCTCCTTCTGGTACGTCAGGTCGTGCGCCTCCGCCGCCGCCCGGTCCGCCGCGATCTCGATCCCGAGCTTCGAGAGCGGCACGCCAAACATCGCGGCAATCTGCTCGCGGTTGTACGCCTTCCCTGCGAGGTAGTCGAGCTCCTTCGGCGTCGTCCCCATCGCCTCGTACTTCAGGCCGCGCTGCAGAATCGCCACGTTGCCGCTGCGGTCCGCGCCCTGGTGGATCCGCGCCCACTCGGCCCGCAAGGCTTTGATCTGCTCGGGCGCGAGGTCCTTGTCCGTGATGAGCGCCCCGTCGGGCCTGGCCATGTTCCGGAAGAGCGCGGCCTCGTAGGCGGCCATCGACTCGTGCGTGTTCACCGCCGCGCGTCCGCCCTCCACCGGGCCCTTCCCGTAGTATAGGCTCTCCGCCGATGGGAACTTGAAGTGCAGGATCTCCTCCGGCTCGAAGGCCACCGTCGGCGTCCCTGGGGATTGGTACAGGTAGCCGTCGACCATGCGCGACCGGCCCGGCACAATCTTGACGTACTGCGCCTGCAGCGTCCAGATTTCCCCGGGCACCCGCCGCTTCGTCACCGGGTTCTCCAGCAGCATCGGCGCGACGTACCAGTAGCTGTTCCCGACGAGCTCCAAGAACAGCTCCGTCATCTCGAACAGGTCGAAGCGCCCCTGCTCCGGGTTCACGTTCCGCAGCAGGTCGAGGAACGGGTGCTCCACGACCTCCTCGCCGGTGGACCGACGGTACAGGCGCAGCGGCACCTTCGAGATGTTCTCCGCGTTGACGCGCGCGCAGCGGTAGACCCAGTCATTGTCGGCCTTCACCATGGCGCGGAAGTCGCGCGGAGGGATGCGCCCCGTCGCGGCGTCGCCGGGCAGGATGGCCCCGAACGGCGGGCGCCGCGGCGCACGGAGGATCGGCGAGAGCAGGTCAAGTCCCATCGGTCGTGTGCTCCTTCTGTTGTTGCAGGCTCCGGTACGTCAACCCCGAGACGAGCACGGCGACCGCGCCCGTCGCGGCCAGCCCGGCGGCGAGGCCCGCGCACCAGGCGGCGCCGACGAGGCAGCCGAGGCCCGCGAGGAACAGCGCGGTGCACGCGGTCGCGCCCTTCATGCCGGCGTCCACACGGCGGCCTCGTCCTCGCTGGGCTCCGGCTCGGCCGCCGTCGAGGAGAGCATCGGCGACGTCAACTGCCGGCACGCCTCGCGCGCCAGGATCAGCGCGTCGACGCGGTCCGGGCTGTGCGCGCCGCGCTTCTTGAGCTCGTCCTTCGACTCGAGGCGGATCCGCCCGAGCTTGTCCGGCTTCTTCGAGAGCCGCCGCGCCGTCAGCTCGTTCAATAGCTCATCGCTCTCCTGGTGGTCCTGCGGGAGGAGCTGGAACGTCCCGACCCGCAGCGCCTCCCGCAGCGTCCACCACATCTCGGCGCCCTTGTCGTAGTACTCTGCCTCGCGCTCCGCCGTCCCGCCGAAGTTTACCCCGATCACCGTGAAGCCCAGCTCCTCGCTCACCGACCAGAGCTGATCGTACACGCCCGGGTTATAGCCCAGATCGACACACACCGTCTTGAGCGGCTGCTCCGGATGCGCCTCTTGCTCCTCGCGGATGATCCGCACGGCACGGTTCACGACCTCCAGCGTGTTCTGCCCGTAGGCGACCTCGAGCCGCGTCTGCCGCTGCCCGCGCACGACGCAGAAGGCGCTCGCGTCCTCCCCGCGCCAGGCCGGGTCGATCCCCATCCCGCACGCCCCGCCGGTCGGCAGCTCGAGCTCCTGCGCGAGCGCCGCCCACGCCAGCGCGATGATCCGGTCGCCCGCCCCCTCCGGCATCTGGCCGAGGACGCGGCTGACGTAGAGCGGGCTGTCCTCGCCCCACTTCAGGAGGCGCCGCTCGCACCAGGCCCGCGTCGCGAGCCCCGGGATCCCGATCTGCTCGTTCCAGGCCGCCGCGTCCCAGCTGCTCAGCGCCAGATGATGCCACTCGGCGCAGCGGCATTGCGGCCCGCGCCGGCAGGCGTGCCGCCAGACCTCGTAGAACGCGCCGACCGACCCGATAGCCTGCCCGACGGCGAGCACCCGGACGTGCTGCGCGGTCGTCAGCCCCTCGAGCGCCTCCCACACCGAGTCGTGGACGCCCGGCGCCTCGGAGAGCACGACGAGGACGTGCGCCTGGTGGAACCCCTGGAAGTGCTGCGAGCTCGCCTGCGTGTCCTTCGACGTGAAGCCGATCGCGTAGTACTTGTTCTTGGCATCGACGACCCACTCCTTCTCGAGGAGCTTGCCCCCAAGCGGAATGCGGGCCTTGGCCTCCGCCGCGTGGATCTCGCCCCAGATGATCTTCTCGACCTGCCGGTCCGTGGGGGCCGTCGTGATAACGATCGCCGGCGACCACGAGAACAGAAACCACGGGACGATCCGGCCGATCTCGAAGTCCTTGCCCGTCGCATGGCCGCTCGTCACGACCGTCCGCTCATGCGCCGCGACGTGGTCCCACAGCGCCTCTTGGTCCCACGTCAGCGGCGGCCCGCCCAGCGTCTGGTAATAGAAGAACCGCCAGTCCCGCTGCCAGCGCGCCTGAAGAATCCGCAGCGACTCAGCTGCGGCTTGCGGGGAGGAGGCCGGCATGGTCGGTTGGTGACGCGTGGCCATTGCTGGAGGCCAACGCAATGAGATCGGACAGCGTGTTGACCGCCTTGCTCAGATCAGCTTTCTCGTCGACCAGATGCAGCCGCTCCGCGAGGTTCAACTGAAACAGCGCCTCCTCACGCAGCTGCTCCAGTGCCTGCAGCTTCTCTTTCGGTTTCGTCGCCGTGGCGTGGATCGTCCAGAAGTTCCGCTCCCGGTACTGCGACTTGATGAACATCTCGCGCAGGATGCCGCTCTTGGCTAGCCGTGTCAGATCGCCGCCGAGGAGCCGCCCGCCTTCCTGGATGAGCCAGTAGACGGTGCTGTGCGGGAGCTTTTCGAGCTGTCCAATTTCCTGCGGCCGCAGCCCGCGGATGAGGTGGGTGTAAACTTTGATCGCCCGCGCCTTTACCGCCTCGCGCGTCGCGGTCGATTCGGTTAGACCTTTGCTCATGTCCTCGCCGCCAATTGTTGCTCGACCGCGCTCGGATGCGCCGCCCACTTCGGCTCGCCGACGTAGGCCGCGTAGCGGTCTCGGATGACGTCACAGAAGCGCGGTTCCAGTTCCATCGCCACGCAGCGCCGCGCCAGCTTCTCCGCCGCGATGAGCTGCGAGCCGGAGCCCGCAAAGGGCTCATAGCAGAGCGCCCCCTGCGCGGTGTGAACGCGCATCGGCCGCGCGAAAATCTCGACGGGCTTCGTCGTCGGGTGCAGGCCGCCGTTGTTGCGCTTGCGCCCTTCCCAGTCCATCTCCCAGACGTCGCTGTAGTAGTCCGTTTCCATCGAATCTCCGCTACGCTGCAGCCCAACGATCCAGACTGTCGTCCGAGCGCCGCGCTTCATCCCGTCATGGTTCGGCTTGTGACCCTGACGCCATCCCATCAGGCAGGGTTCGTGCTGCCAGTCCCAGAACGCGAAGTTGGCCATCGCGGCCGGCTTGACCCAGACGATCTGCTGGTGCGGGAGAATGCCGAGCCCTTTCCATGTCTCCATGATGACGCCTACCAGCCGATGCGCGTGCCAGCAGTAGATCGCCGCCCCCAGCTTCGTGACCTCGAGGACCCGCGCGAACGTCTCGTGGAAGAACTGCTGCGCGTTCTTGATGTCGACCTCGCGATACGTGTCGCTCCAGTCCTTGCCCCCCCCCGGTCGTGCCAAGCCCGTGTAATCGACCAGGTACGGCGGATCCGTCGCGCACAGATCCGCCTGCTCGCCGGCCAGGAGGCGCTGGACGTCCTCCTTCTTCGTCGCGTCCCCGCAGAGCAGCCGATGCGCCCCGAGCGTGATCAGCTCGCCGGGTTGGGTGACGGCCTCCACCGGCGGCGCTGGCACGTCATCCTCCGGCGGGCCCGCGCCCTCGATCGCCGCGCGGCCCTCGTCCATCAGCACGCGCAGCTCGCGCTCATTAAAGCCCAGCGCGTCGACCGACGTGCCGCCCTGTGCCATCTGGTAGAGCATCGCCGCCAAGGCGTCGTCGACGTACTCGCCGTACTCGTTGTTGTCCTTGAGATTCCGCTCCCGCTCCTGGGCGAGCGGGAGCGTCGCGATGAGACACGGCACCGTCGCCCAGCCGAGCGCCTTCGCCGCCTCGAAGCGCATATTGCCGGCGTAGATCACGAGCTGCCCGTCGCGTTGGTTCACGAGGCACGGCCGCGACGCGAAGAACTCCGGATCCGCACGCAGCGACTGCTTCAGCGCCTCGAACTGCGGCGGCGTGATCTTCCGCGGGTTGTAGTCGACCTTCGTCAGCTCGGCGAGTGGGACATGCACCACGTCCATCGTTTCTCCTCAACAAAAAAAGGCATGGCCCCGGCCACGCCTCTTCGCCTCAAGCCTACCCCGCCGAAGGGATCGTTGTCAAGCCGTGCCTTCGACTAGCGTAGAGCGCTTCACGCTGAATACCAACCGAAAGTCGCAGAGATGGATGCAGCGCAGCTCGTAAACATCGACGCCAGGCTCCGGCTTGCACACCATCCCCAGATCATCCGGCGTCAACTTCGCAGGGCTCCATTGGCTGCACTTGGGACACTTGAACTCGGTGCACAGCGCGCCGTTCACGACGGCGAACCGAAGCTCGATCCGCTCGTCCATCACGCCGACCGTGACCGTTCCGGCAGCGCCAGTTCCAGCTGTGCCACGAGCTCCTGCTTGGTGCGCGGCCGGCAGACGATCACTTCCCCCAGGCGCCGCCGGCTCTGCCGTGCGCGATAGCGGCGCTTGTCCTGCACGAGCGCGCGCTGCCGACGATCCGCGCGCTCCCGCGCCGCCGCCGGATCCACCTGCTGTGCGCCCCGGACCTGCTTGGCCCACCGCTCCACCGTGGCCGAGAGCGTCGCGGGATCCGTCATGCTGCCGCGCCGCCCCACGTCCGTAAGATACATGAACCGCGCGAGCAGACACACGCCGTAGAAGCTCTGCGCCTCCGGGCCGTCCCAATCCAGACAGCTCCGCGGCCGGCCGATCACCGAACTCCAGTAGGTGCGGACCTGCAACTCGTACTGCCGCAGCGCCAGCGCCAAGCGGCCGAGCGCGGCGACCGTCGGCCATTGGTTGCGGCCTTCCGGCACCGGCCCCTTGAGAAACCGTGGCGCGCGATCGAGGATCATCGCCCAGGCGGCGCCCACTCGCACGGCGCCACTTCAACCCAGGACGCCGGCACCAGGCGGCGTTCACCGGCCCACCCGCCATGTACCTGCTGAACCTCCACCCACTCCGGCCCCCGCGCGACCTCTTTGCATTGCAGCGGCACTTCGAGCTGGCTCATAAAGCTGCTCTGCCGCACGAACGGATCCATCGGCACGGTCACGACCGGCGACTTCCCCGCACACCCCATCAGCACGAGTCCGACCACCCACCACGCGCGTTTGCTCATCTGCTTCTCACCCCATTCCCCGTGTTTGATGAAGCTGGCCTCCTCAGTCGTTGCCTCCAATCATCCCCTCGAGCTCCTCGGCCGTGGCCTCGATGTCCCGCTTGACTGACGCGATGAACGCCTTGGCCGCGTCGAGCGCCGTCCGCAGCCGGACGACCGCCGCCTTCAGCCCGAGCTCCGCGCCGGCCTTCGCCGCCCGGGCCCGCGGCCCCTTCTTCACCGCCACGGCTGACTTGTTGTGGCACCAGCACTCCTGCCCGCAGGACTTGTCACACCCCGGACTGCACCCGCCCTTGTGTCGTCCCGGCATCTCGCCCCCTCCGTTATCTACCCCAGCTCCATTCAAACGCCGCCTTGGCGAACGCCTGCCGGCGTCGTACCCACCGCTTGCGGTGTAGGATCCGCAGCGCCGAACGGACCTCCGCCAGCGAGCGCCGTTCCACCCGGGCCCGCGGCCGGAGCGCCCGCCAGATCCCGACCGCGGTCTCCCACTCGGTGCCATCCTGAGTCAGCAGATCCTGCGTCAGGATGAGCGTGCCGGTCTGCCGGCCGCCGAACTGGCGGATCAGCGACGCGATCAAATCGTCACGGCGCAGTTTCATCGTACGCTCGCTGTCGGCACGCACGCCGTGCACAGCGCGTGGTCCTTGTTCGCCCAACTGCATCCCTCCAGCAGGCGATGTTCATTTCTTGGCCTTCGCTGCAGACGTCTGCACTGGGGCGACCTGGTCGAGGATCTTCTGCGCGTCCACGCCCAACGCTTTCGCGGTCTTGAGGAAGTTCTCTCGGTCCCACTGGTTGTCGATCTGGCCGTACACCACGTTGAAGGCGATGTACCGGATCAAGTCCTCGGCGCTGGTCCCGCGAGCGAGATACTTGTCCGCGCCTTTCTCCAGGTAGCTGTCCCCCATACTGTCCAGGATCAGGTCCGCCAGGAGCCCGGTGGCCTTGGCCGGTGCCTTCTTCACCGCGGCGGCGAGCGCTTGGGCGATCGCCGGCACCGCCCGCTCCCAGCGCTCCTTCTCCGCTTTCTGCTTGGCCTCTTGGGCCTCGCGTGCCGCGCGCTCCTTGCGCTGGCGCTCGGCGTCGCTCATCCCTTCGGTCTTCAGGCCGGTCGTGCCGAGGCGATTGGCGCGTGCTTTCTGCCACGCCGCCCAGTGGGTCTTGCACTTCTCCTTGTTCGTGCAGACGCGGAACGCCTGGGCGCGGTTCTCGCCGGCGACCACCACCCCGATCACGGAGAACTCGCACGTCCTCGAGCCCTTCTTGCCATCGGCCCGCTCCCAGGACGTCGGCGCGATGTGCTTCTCGCCATGCCGCGCGGAGTCCTGCACGTAGCCGTAGGTGATAGGCACGATCTTGTCGGACTTCTTCTTCGCGTCCGCGGTCTTGAGGATCGCCGCGGTCTCCGGGAACAGCATCGGGTCGGCGTCGCGCTCGGGCACGAACCGGCAGTGCTCGTCGATGAATTGCTGCAGCTCCCGCACGCTGCGGACCTTGTACCCGTCCGACTCGCCGACGATCTCCTTGAAGTGCGCGTCCTCATGCGCGTACAGGCCGCCGTGGTTCCGGTCGGCGACGAGCTTCTGATCCTGCGGCGAGAGCCGTGCCAGCAAGATGGCATGCCCTGCGGTGATGCGCCCTTCCAGGAACACCTTGTGGATCGGCTCGATGAGCTGCAGCAGCTTGATCCGGTCGTAGACGTACTTGACCGAGCGGCCGACGCGCTCGGCGATCTTGGCGGCATCGTAGGCCTGCCGACCGGGCCCGAACTTCACCTGCAGTAGCTGCCGGTAGCCCTCGGCTTCCTCGAGCGGATGGAGATCATCGCGCTGCAGGTTCTCCACCATCTGCAGCTCGAGCGCGTCCGCGTCGCTCAGCTCGCGGATGACCGCCGGGATCTCTTTCAGGCCGGCGGCCTTCGCCGCGCGGAAGCGGCGCTCGCCGGCGACGATCTCAAAGTGCGCGTTCACCGGCCGGACCAGGATCGGCGTCATGACGCCGTGCTTGACCACGCTGGCCGTCAGCTCCTGCTGCCGCGCCGGATCGACGTGCCGCCGCGGGTTGGTCTTCGACGGCTGCACCTTCTCCAACAGCAGCACCCCCTGTTTTGCCTCACTCATCGCCGCCTCCTCATGCGCTCCACAACCCACGCCCCCGCAGCTCCCGCTCCAGCTGGTCGGAGGACCAGACCACGATCCCGGCCCCGCCGCGCGCGTTCACGTCCACCAGGAACGCCCGCTGCTCCAGCGTGAGCCGGTTGCCCGGCCGCTTGCACTCCACCGCCAGGTAGCGCCCGTCCGGCAGGACCCCGCCGATGTCGCTCATGCCTTTCTCGCCCAGCCGCATCCAGTACCGCTTCCCCCCGGCGCTCGCCGCCATGCTGCCAGCGTTCTGCCGCCAAGCCCGGATCCGGTGCGCCTTCAGGAGCATCAGGCACGCGGTCACGAGCGTCGACTCGCTCATCGCATCAGCCACAACGTGCCGGTTTGGATCAACGCCGCGCCCAGGTAGATCAGCGCCCACGGCCGCTGCGCCGGTGGCCGGCAGCACAAGAACGCGCCGGCCGCACCGAGGTTGAGGCAGAGGAGCGCCACGACGAACCAGGCCGGCACCGCACGCATCAATGCGTGCTCCCGACCGGCCCATAGCCGTCGCGCTTGCCGCGCCGAAACACCTGCCGCTCCTGCGTGCGTTGCTCTCTCGCGTGGGCGCGGAGGCACTTCTCATCACAAAAGAGCCCGGCACACGCGCGACCGCAGTTCCAGCACCAGCCGGTCGGTTCCATGATCGCGCTACAGATTCCGCAGCCGCACCGTCTCGCCGTCGACCTCGACGAGCCCGTTGCGCTTGAGCCACGCCATGTAGCCACGGAAGGTACTGCTCTTGAAGGACACCGTCGCCAGCGTCGCCAGCTGATGCTTCGTCAGCTCGCGGCGCTCGATCATCACCTCCAATAGCCGCTTGCAGCCCTTCCCACCGGCCTTCTCCAGCCACGGCCCGTAGAGATGGCCGTCGGCCTGCACGATCTCGCCAGCCTTGAGCTCGTCGAACAGCGCGCGCAACGCCTCGTAGTCCGGACGCAGCAGCTTCCGCACCGCCTCGAGCTTCTGCTCGGCGGCCTGGGCCCGCCCACGCCAGTCGGCGAGCTGGCGCGCCATCACCTGCAGCTTGTCCACGTCGACCTCGACGGACAGGACGCGCCCGGTGCCGGTCTCGACGGTGCCGGTGCCGACGACGCTCGAGCGCGGCGGACGCACGAGCCCCGTCGCGCCCGCCGGCACGCTCGTCTTGGTCAGCTGCCGTCGGAGCTTTTCGACGAACTGGCCGACGTCCGCCAGCGCCACGGACTTCGCCGCCTTGCCGACCTGCCGCGTCGCCCCGGGATGGTACGTCATGCGCTCGCGGATCCGCACTTTCTCGAACCGTCCGAGCCAATGCGGCGACCACCACCAGGCCGTCCCGTTGGGCAGCGAGGCGAGTTCTTTCCAGAACGTGTCAAGCTGCCGGTCGCTGGCCTTCGCCTCGATCCACTCCTGCAGCGCCTTCCGGTCGTGCGTCCCGACGGTCCGCAGCACCAGCAGGTTCTCGCATTGGCTCAGCACGTCCTTGTCGACCGTCGCCGGCCGCTGCGAGATCAGCGTGCAGCCATAGCCGCGATTGCGTCCGAGCCGCACGATCCGATCGATCGCCTCCTTGCACCGCGCCGTCAGCTCGACCCGCGTCCGCTGCGGCACGAACTCCGGCGCCTCCTCGATGAACAGGTGGCGCGGGATCTCCGGGCTCATCGTCATCAGCGCCAGGCAGAAGTCCGTCAGGAACGTATGCCAGAAGCGCTTCGACTCCGTGCTGAGGTCGATCACCGCCGCCACCGGCTCGGCCATCAGCGCTTCGGCGACCTTCGCCCCGGCCGTCCGTTCCAGCGGGATGTCCGCATGGTCGCCGCCGATGACGACGACCGGGAACCCGCCCGGCTTGCCCTCGTGCGTGGCCCGGATCCCCCACCAGACACCGACGGGATCGAAGCAGATCCACGGCAGTCGTGCGCGACAGAACTCCTCGGCGATCACCGTCGCCGTACAGGTTTTCCCGGCCCCGCGGATCGCCAAGATCGCGAAGGTCTGTACGGCGGCGTCCAGCGGCATCGTGAAGGGCCGCCCCGTCGCCGTCGTCCCGAGGTCGAGCGTCTGCGGGCTCATTCTTTGACCGTAATGCTCACCTTCGGATCCGTCTGCCGCAGCGTGAAGATTCGCCCACTATGCTTGACCGACGTCCGGCGGACTTTCTCCATCTCGACCACCAGCAGGTTCCGCGCCGCCTCGACCGCCTCCTTGGCCTGCTCCAGCCCATCGCGCGCCTCGAGGAACTGATCGCAGGCCTTCGCCAGCGAACTGTCGTGCTCGGTGACCTCAAAGAGCATCAACTGCTTGCCCCGCCGCACGCGCGTCTTGACTGCCTCGCCCATCCCGGCCTCCATGGTTAGGTCCCGACACTCGACGAGATGCCGCCGTCCGGCATCTGACCGGCCAGCCGCCGCTCGGCGCTCACCGACAAGTCCGCCAGCCTGTGCGCGTCGTACTGTACGAGCAGCTGCGCCAACTCCGCCACTGTGCAGGCGGCATGAAATCGCACCCGCTCCTGCGCGCCCAGGATCTCCTCAGGCACGGCCCGGCCCGCGGCCTTCGCGATCCAGCCGAGCACGACCTCCGGCGTCAGCGTCTTGACCCCGGCCGCCCGCGCCTGCTCGACCAGCGCTGCCAGCGTCAGGCAGACCCGCCGCCCCTCACTGAGCATGGCCCGCTCCAACAAATCGCTCGTGGAACTGAGGACGCTCTGGTTTACACATTTCACACGGCAACTCAGATGTCTGGTCGCGCAGCCCTTCCATCGTCACATGCATGATCGCCCCGAGCGCTTTTGTGGCGGCAATCTTCCCGCGCGCCTCGGCCATGAGGATCTGCCAGCAGCGACGAATCGCTAAGACGCGGACGTCCGTCGGCGCGCGCGGCGGGTCCGGGAACGTGCGGCGCGCCGGCATCAGAGCGCAAGCTCCAGCTGTTCCTGGCCCTGCCAGCGGCGCCAGACCGTCTCTCGACGGCCGGCGCGGTTGACCCGCGACTGGCCCGCGTCGATGACGAGCCCCTTCTTCACCAGGCCGGTGACGCGCGGCCGGATCACGTAGGGATGCCGCCCGATCACGCCGGCCAGCTCGCCGCCGGTCAGCCCGAACGGCGCGGCCTCCAGGGCGGCCAGGACCTCGTGCTCTCTCGTCGAGAGCGTGCGCTTCACGGCGTCGTAGCTGGCCAGCGTGTTGATGTGCAGCGTCATCCTGGCCTCACCGCCGTCGCGCCCGGGAACGCGGCCAGCGTCTGCTTGAGCGCGGCGCGGCCTTCGGCTGTCCAGGACGGCCAGCCGACGTACTGACTACTCCACTCGTAGAACCGGGGATCCTGTGCCACCGGATTGTTGAACCACGTCCCGATCCGGACGAGCGTCGCTGGCGCGGCCGGCAGGTCGCCCATCGACCAGACTGCCTTCGCCCGCTTGGTGCCCCCGGTGCCTCGCCACTGGTCGACCTCGGCCTGCGTGCCGGCGATGACGTAGGTCATCCTCGCTCGCCCGTCCGCCCGAAGCCCAGCAGCTGCGTGATCTCGCCGAGCACGTAGCGCCGCATGACGACCTTCCCGCCGACGTTCCCCTCGACCGTCCCGATGAAGCGCCCCTGCCGCACGACGACGATCCCGACGTGGCCGCGCCAATCCTGCGGCGAGACCCGCCAGAAGAAGACGAGGTCCCCGGGTTGCGGATCGTCCGTCGCCAAGCCGGTGGCTTGGATCGCATTCCAGAGCGCCTTCGCGCTTCGGCTCGGCGGGACCGGCAGCTGGTCGCCGAACACCCGGACAACGAAGTCCGCGCAGTAATTCGCTCCGTCGTCGTTGAAGACGTTCCCCTCGCCGACGTAGCTCCGGGCGACCTGGACGACGTTCGGCGCGGCCGCGAAGACGATCGTCGCGAGCGCCATCATGAGCGCGACGGCGGCCGCGCTCAGGAGCATGAAGCGCGCGAACGCGGCGGCCGTCCAGATCCGCCCGGCCTCTTGAAACATCGCCGACGCCTCCCGGATCCGGTGCTCGTTCCATGCCCGCTCGAGCTCGTCGAGCTCCTGCAGCGCGTCCATCAGCCGCTCCTCGCGATCCCGCGCGCCAAGCCCGCGAGCTTCTCGAGGTCGCGCTCGCCCTGAGACGACCGCTCGACCCATCGCCGGGCGAACGCCGCCATGTCCCGGATCTTCGGCATGAGGTCCGGCTTGCCCTTCAGCCACCGCGCCAGCCGCGGCAGCTCGCGCTCCACGAGCGGCTTCCCAAAGTCTTTGACGAGCGCCGCGACGTCCGGCTCTGTCAAGGCCTTGGCTGTACCCGTATCTCTATTGATAGCTTTATCTTTAGGTCTATCCTTATTGGGGGGCTTGGAAGCCCCTAGCGAGCCCCTTATAAGCCCCTTCTTCACGTACCCGTTGAACCCCGCGAAGACGAACCCGCAGTCACGCTTCCGGTAGAGCGCAACGCACTCGCCGACCAGCGGGCTCTCGACGTACTGCCGCAGCACCGCCTGCACATTGCGGATCAGGTTCGCGTTCTCCTCCGTCAGCGCTGGCTGATGCTTCAGCGCGTTCACGAGCCAGACGACCTTGTGGCGCTCATCGAAGCGGACACGCGCGTAGTCCTCGTCCGCCGGCACCGCGAGCAGGACCTTGAAGGCCGCGGCGAACTCCTCCGCGGAAAGCCCGGTCTCGAATTGCAGCGTCTCGCGCGTCACCGCGTAGAGCCCGGCCGGGTTGTGCCGCTGGCTCGTGATGAGGTTTAGGAACACGAGCTTCGCGTCTTTCGGCCAGGCCTGGAAGACCGGATCGTCCCAGACGCTCGTCAGCACGCCCTGGTATTTCGCCATCAGCGCATCCGCTCTGCCGTGCCGCGCGTGCTACGCCGCCACCGCCGTCGCGGCCTCGGCCACGAAGGCGCACGTCTCGCAGCCCGGGTCCGCCTCGGGCAGCTCGCCATCCAGGCACGTCCCGGCGTCCATGACCTCCGCGCGCGCAGCCTCCAGGTCGAGGTCCATCTCGAAGACCTGGCACTGGAACGCCATCCACGTCGACGTCGGCATCGCCTTCAGGTCGGCTGGCTTCGCCATCACCTGGACGGGCGACCAGTAGCCGAGGTAGCCCTGCCCGGTCAGCGCGAACCCGCCCGCCTGGAGCAGCAGCCCGTAGTCGTTGAGCTGCATCCGGTACCACTCGAACGGGTCCGCGTCCGGCTTGATGAGGCTCCCCTTTGTCTTTACATCGAATGGCGAGACGCCTCCTCCTGGTCCGACGAGCAAGTCATCGATCCCGCCGACGAGCTTCACGTTGCCGATGATCATCTGCAGCACCGGCTTGCGCGCGTTCCGCATCGCCGTCAGATGCACCGTGTCGCTGTAGAGCGTCGTCCCTTCCCCGTCGCCCGGCATTGCGTCCGCAATCTCCGGCGGCAGCGTCCCCTTGGCCCGGTGCTCGTCGAAGTACGCCTTCATCACCCGGTCGATCCCGCCCGGCAGCGTCGGGAACGCCCCGCGCGGCCGTTTGATCTTCTGATTGCGATCCAGCCAAAAGCACCGCCGGCACTTCCGGAAGTCCCCGAGCGCTGATGGTGAGACGTAGTGTTCGGCCATCAGAACGGCGCCTGGTTTGTTGCGTCCGCTGGTGTTTCTGCCTGGACGGTCGCCTCTTTCTGCATGTCGTTCAAGTGCTCCGGCTCTGCTTCGATCCGGTCATCCCGCTTGAGCAGTCGCAGCCGCTCCGTCAGTTCCAGTTCAACCAGCACCGCCTCCCAGGAACCGCGATCATCCGTCTTGAACCCACTGGCGCCTGGCCCCGGATCGACATAGCCGGAGAGCCGGATTTTCAACGCCCCGGTCGGAGGGCCGTAAAACATCGCCTCCGCCGTCAGCGCCCATGTCTTGTCTGGATAGCGGCGCTTCATTTCCTCGATTGCCTGCTCGATCTTCATTTAAGCCTCCTGGCGATGTCTGCCATCACGCCAGCTCCGCCGCGCCCGCCGCGACGATCGCCCGGGCGAACACGCGCACACCCGGGATCCGCGTCTCGGCGCCCATCGACTCGACGACCTGCCGGATCTTCTTGATGTCCGGCACCCGCTTGGTGTAGGCCGTCGGCAGCGCTGCCTCGTTCTCGATCTCGAACTCCCACTTCTCCGCGACCGTGATCTTGTGCAGGACCGGCTGCTCGACCCGGGCCACGACCGGCGCGATCACGACCGGCCGATGCGCCAGCTGCCGCGCCTCCCGATGCTCGCCAGCCCGCTTGAGCGATGCGACCTCCTTCACTCGGTCCTTCTGCGCCGCCTGCTCAGCTCGCTGTTCCGCTGCGATCTGCCGGCGCGCCTCCTCGTTTTTCAGCTTCAGCTTCCACGCCCCGATCTGGCCCTTCAGCCACACCTCGGCTCGCTTGATCTGGTCGGCGACCCGCGCCTTCTCCGCCAACGCGGCCTTCCAGCCGTCGTACCAGCGCGCGATGTTCGGGCTCGTGTGATCCTCCCACGACTGCCCCATCGCCATGACCTTGTTCAGCGCCGCGCCTGCCGCCTCGCAGCTCTCGTTGTCCGTCACCGTGATCGCCAGGAACTTCTCGGCCAGGGTTACCGCCTGTCGCTCGATCCGCATCAACGCTTTTCCTGCTTTCCGTTCCATCCGAGCTGCCTCCGCATGTTCCATGTCGTCAGCGCCGCCAAGAACGCCTGCCGGTCCGCGCGCGACGTCAATCGCTTGAGCTTGAACCACCCGTTGCCCGGCAGCACGACCACGAACCGCTCCGGCCGCACGCCGAGCGCGTCCTCCACGGCCAGCGCCTCTCCGGCCGTCTGCGGCCCGACGGAGGAATCCGCCGAGCCGGTCTTGATCTGTACGACCACCAGTCGCCGGTTGAGGTATCCGACGACGTCCGGGCGCGTGGCGAAGCCGTGCCGACGGCAATGCGTCGGCCGCTCGAGCCACCCGGGCTTGGCCTTGAACCCGCTGACCCGTAGGAACCCCGCCCACCCCTGGACGTACGGCAGACGGCGCTCCGTCACTAGCGCCCACCGCAACCGGCCTTCGGTCAGGTAGCGGCACTCGGCGTGCACGTGCCGGCCCCGCTGCAGGTCGGCCCACCCACCGAAGTCATGCCCGTACCCGGATGCCCGCAGGACCGCCGTATTGCCCGGGATCTCGCGCGTCCCGAGGAAGTAGCGGTGGTCCGGCGTGCAGACGAGCTTAGGCCGTGGCTGTGCGCGACTTGAGGTAGTCATCCAGCGTCCGCTTCGCCCGCCCGTCCGAGAGCCGCTTCCAGTCCCGCACACCGGGCACGATCCCACTGCGCCCCTTGAACGCCGAGAGCTGCTCGAGCCGGTTCGACGCCTCCTCGTTGTTGCCGCCCACGTCGTCCATGAGCGCGTTCCAGAGCCGCTCCCCGTCCGAGGCCCCCTTGAGTGCCAGCTCGCCCGGCGCGGCCGGCTTGGCAGCGCTCGGCACCGGGGCGGGTTCCTCGTCGCCGAGGATATCGCCGTCGATCACGGTGCCAAACTCCTCGTCCGTCGCCAACGTCCCGAGATCCTGCGGCTTGCCGAGCTCGTGTCGCTCGTCGAGATCGATCGCCCGCAAGAGCTCGACGCTGCACGGCAGCAGCTTGCAGATCCGACGGACGACGGTCTTTTTCCCCATTTCTTCGTAGTCGGTGTTCCACGGCCCGGTCTCCTGCGCCTTCGCGCGGGCCCGGATCCGGTCGACCGCCACCTTCGTCATCACGTCGAACTGGACCGTGCCGTTCGGGAAACGGGCGACCGCGTAGAAGTGCGTCGGCTTGCCGCTCGAGGGGTCGGCCGGGACGTGGACGACCCCCGCCTTCGTGCCGTAGGCGTAGCTGAACGTGTCGCCCTCGCACACGACCCGCGCCTCGATCGGGTACGCCGGCATCCCGCGCCGCGCCAGGTCGATCATCCCGCGGTAGCCGATGATCAACTGGACCTCCCGCCGGCCCTTCTTGTTGTTGAAGAACGGCACCAGCCACGCCTTGCCCGTTCCATCGCTGACCTCGAGTCCCAGCTGCGCGCTCTGCAACAGCGCCCCGATGAAGGTCATCGGCGCGCATTCGAGCAGCTGCGGCTGCTTCTGGCACGCGGTCAGCGCGATCCGCGTGAAGCGGTCCACGCCGCCCAAGTGCTTCGGGAGCGCGGCGGTCAGCTGCGGCCGCGCCTTCGTCAGCAACCCGCGCACCGTCTCGAGCGCCTCCGCCGGCTTCAATGCTCGTCCGGCCATCCCTGCCTCCTTGCGTTTCGTCCTGCGATGCCCTACACTAAACAGCAAGCCGATCCACCGGCCTACGTCTTACCGCCCTCGCGTTGACGCGCGAGGGCGTGTTGTTTTCATCAGACTGTTCCCCGCACCTTCGCCTCAATCGCCGCCGCCGGGAACCGCCAATGCTTCCCGATCCGCACCGCGGGGAGCTCACCCGTCACCGCGTAGAGATAGACTGTGGAGATCGACAGCTGCAGCCGCTCGCCGACCTGCCGGGCCGTCAGCGACGGGGCTGGCACCGTTTGTCCCATTTCGACCGTTTTAGTCCTCATCCGGCACATCCTCGCTCCACGCACTCGGTTTATAATCTTCAATGTGCAGCGCGTAATCGAGGAGTCGGAGAATCGCCATGCTCATCGACTGTCCATGCTTGGCCGCGCGCTTCCTGATGCGGCGCTTGAGTTCGTGCGGCACTCGGACGGTGACCTTGTCGTCGCGCTTATCCATTCAAGTCCTTGACTTCACTCGTCGCGCAAATAAAAAGCCATCACCGGCTTGGAGAGAGCTCTGGCCAGAATGGCGAGATCATCGGCTCCGGGCGCGGTTTCCTCCTCTTCCCAATTGGCGAGGGTGCGCTCCGCGAGAATGAACCCGAACTCTTGCAGCTTCCGGATCAGGTCGGGTCTGGACCATCCCAGGGCGATGCGGGCGTCCTTGATGAGGCGGCCTTTGAAGAGCATCGTATTAGGCATTTCTTGGAAGTATAGTCAACCGATTGAGTGTTGTCAAGAAGTTTCTTGCATGACCTTTTATGCTCGATTCTCACGACGGCCATGCTAGAATTAGCGACGTAGATGACCTTTGGATCCTACCTGTTACAGCTCCGTGAGCGCGCCGATCGCAGCAAGACCGATCTGGCCAGGGCCCTCCTGCCCCCGGTGACGGTCACCTATATCTCGGCCGTCGAAGATGGCAAAGTCAAACCGTTAACCGTCGAGCGCTGCCAACAAGCCGCCAGATTCCTGGATGCGAGCCCCGCTGAGCTGCAAGAACTGATCCGATTGGCCAGCGTGGAGCGTTCTCCGGCTGACGTCCGGCTCTACCTGGAGCGTGCCTTCAGCGGCGCCGGCATAGTGCGTGAGGAGGTGCCCGCAAAGAAGAACTACATCGCCGTACCGCTCCTCGATTCCTGCCCGGCCTCCGAGAAGCAGTTCTCGAATGATGAGATCGAGCGCTGGATCGAGTTGCCAAAGGAAGAGGTCCGTAATCGACGCGTCTACCTGCTCAAGATTAAGGGCGATAGCATGAACCGCGCCGGCATCGAGGACGGCGACACCGTGTTCGTCGTCGCTGACGAGCAGCCGAAGAATGGCAACATCGTCATCGCGCGGATCGACGAGGAAGAATGCACCTGCAAACGGTTCTACCGAACCGACGCCCAAATCACCTTGATGCCGGATTCGACGAACATGAAACATCAGCCGATGATCTTTAGCCGTTCCACCCACGTGCAGATCCGCGGGGTCGTCGAGGCGGTGTGGATGAAGCGACTAAAATGACATTGGGCGGATTGCGAACAGCACTGGTGGCGATGGCGGCCTGTGTAATCTCCGGATGCGCCGCTCAGATCGGCCCTATCACAGGAAAGAAATACAGCGGATTCACGATGTACAAGACCACTACCCTCATGGGCTATTCAGACAATCAAGCGGTGGCGTATTTGCGTGAAGTCAGGCTGGCTGCGTACTTGAAAACCCACCCTGATACGAAACCAGAACTGAAACAAACGATGCTGGAAGGACAGCTGCAGATCGGCATGACCCAGGAACAGGTCAAGGTTGTTTTGGCGTCACCGTGCTACGTCGCTAATCGCGTGACAACTGGCTGGGGAACTTCTGAACAATGGGGATGCCAAGGCGGGCGCTATCTCTACTTCGACGATGAGAAACTCAGCAGCATCCAGACGTCAGCATATTAAAGGAGCGCGATGCAGCCAAACAAGCCTGTGGTTGTGACGCCGACCAAAAACATCGGTCTCGCGATCTTCCTAACGATCGTATTCGGCCCACTCGGGATGCTCTACTCTACTATCCCTGGAGCGATCGTGATGTGCCTCGCCAGCGGCGTGGCCTTCATCGCGGGGATTGCGACGTTTGGGCTGAGCCTCATCCTGTTGGTGCCACTACTCTGGATCATTTCGATCTTCTGGGCTGCCGGTGCGGCCTCCGCCTACAATCGACGGCTCTCATCGCAATGATCATGAGCGGAGAGCGTTCGCCCGGACCAGACGCGGCGCTCATCAAGTGCACGATCGAAGGCCTCGAGGTCGAGGCCGACTGGCCCGCCCTGCAGGCCTGGCTGCTGGAACAAAAACACTTCAGCGCGCTCTGCATGGACGTCGTGACTGGCCGTCGTGGAGGCGTTGGCGTCGTCATCAGATTGCCCCAACCGAAGACGGCTACCTTCCGCTGGCGGGGCTACGACGTGGAGGCGACCGCCTTCCTCGGCGAGCTGCGCCTCATCTGCCGGAAGTCCGATGGCCCGGCTCTACCGACGCGGTGAGATCTGGTGGCTGCGCTGGTATCACGGCGGCCGGTTCTTCTACCGCAGCTGCAAGACCCGCAATCGCCGCGTGGCGCAGTTCGAGAAGGCCACGCTCGAACAACGGCTGCTCTCGTCCCGACGGTTTCGCCATGCCAGCGACGGGCTGGTGTCGGACGCCCTCGAGGCCTACCGGCTCGTCTGCGAGGTCCGCAAGACCCCGCATAGCCACCTGACCGACGTCCTGCGCCTGAAGAAGTTCGGGGCCGCTTTCGGTCCGCGGCGCCTCTCCCAGCTCACCCCGGTCGCCATTGAGCAGTTCCTCGCGGGCCTCACGTACCGTCGGCCTGACGGGAGCCAGTCGCCCATCGCCCCGGCCACACGCAACCACTATCTGAAGCTCCTGCGGGCCTTCGGGGCGTGGTGTGTGGAGCGCGGCTATTGTTTCGAGAACCTCACGGCGGGCATTGCCCGCATCAAAATCACGACCCGCTCGAGGATCTGGCTGACCCGCGCGCAGCGCGCGCAGTTCCTGCTCCTGGCGAAGCGCCAGAGCGCGCATCACTACCCGATGATCGCGACCGCCCTCTATGCCGGGCTGCGCTACGGAGAGCTGCAACACTTGGAGTGGGCGGACGTGGATTTCGAGGCCAATGTGATCCGGGTCCGGCCGAAGGTGGGGTGGGCGCCGAAGAATAAAACAGGCCGGATGGTCCCGCTCCATCCGGCCCTGCGGAAGATCCTGTGGTCGATCCGACGACCCGATGGCATCTGCTTCACGACGCCGCCGGATGCCCTCCGCAATCCCGGCGCGGCCTACCGCAGCGATCCCCGGGCCCAGATCCTGCGCCGGCTGTTTAGTGCGGTGGGCCTCGAGGGTCCGGGCCGCTCCTGGCACGCCCTGCGCCACACGTTCGCCTCGAACCTAGTCCAGCATGGCGTCAGTGTCTACAAGGTCTGCGAATGGTTAGGGCACCGCGACGTGCGGACGACCCAGATCTACGCCCACCTGGTCCAGGGCTTCGACCGCGACATCGCCCGCCTCTAG